AAAAGAGTCTTTTATGGGAAGGAAACCTCAAAACGACCGTAAATAATGTAGTATTGTTTAATGTTCTGCATAGACCAGATTTTGTCGTAAAGATGGATGATTATGATATCGCGATTGAAATTAAGTGCGGCTCAAATGGATCATCAATTCGCGAAGGATTAGGGCAGTCGCTTTGTTATAGCAATTGTTATGATTATGTTGTCTATCTGTTCATTGATACGTCTTCAGATAAACATATTAGAGATAGTCTAAGTCTAACAGATGGAAAAGAATTATCAATCGTTGATGAACTTTGGGCTAATCATAATGTTTTATTTTCAGTCGTCTAGTTGTATAATATACCATGACAAGTAATGAAGAAGTATCAGAGATATGTAAAATTGGTAAAGGCTATAGGAATGTAGTCTATCAATCATCAAAAACGGGCGGAACTATAATCTTATATGGTTATGATGAAAATGGACGCCCGGCCACCTTTAAAATTCCTCACATCTGCACGGCTAAATATGAAGTCAAATATCCAACCAATCAAAAGAGCATTTTCAACACGAATATTGCTACAAAGAATTTTGACACAAGTTATGAACGATGGAAATGGCTTCAGTCACTTTCAGATAATGTAAAAGTATTTGAGGCATTCAGACCTGAAGTAGAATTCCTTCATCAACATTTCTCTAGAGACTTCCTTAAAGAAGATTTCAACACACAGCCTCTTAGAACTCATTATATTGATATTGAAGTAGCAGTCGAAGACACATGGTGTGAGCCACAAGAAGCTGGATTCCCTATCAATCTAATTACAATCTATGACTCTCATTATAAACGATATTACAGCTGGGTTCTCGGTGATGTAAAGAACACTCTAGATGACAAAGACATCATCATCTTCAAATTTAAGGATGAAGCTGAACTTCTGAAGAGCTTTCTAGATTGGTTTAAAATCAATTATCCAGATGTAATCACTGGCTGGAATATTCGTAACTTCGACATAGTGTATATCATCAGAAGACTTGAGAATGTGTTAGGCATTAAAGCGGCTGAACAAATATCACCAGTCAGAAAATATAGATATAGAGAAGGTCATGATGTCAAAGGTCGCCCAACTGCAAATTATACCATCGAAGGTATCACTCAGCTTGACTTATTAGTATTGTATCGTGATAAGTTTAAAATTGCTCAAGCGCTTGATGGTGGTTATAATCTTGATAATGTAGGCGAACATGAACTAGGTGAACGTAAGTTACAATATGAAGGTACGTTCAGAGATTTCTATAGACGTGATTTCCAAAAGTTCTTTGAATATAACATACGAGACGTTGAACTTACTGTCAAATTAGAAGAGAAGCTTCAATTGATTCCACTTGCTAGACGAATTTCAACATTTGGTCTATGTGAACTTGAGTCAATTTATTACTCATTGCCATATCTTATAGGTTCACTTAATTTATTCTCATATCAGCATCTTGATAAAGTATTCCCATCATATAGGAATGCCGTTGCCGACACTAATACTTCATTTGAAGGTGCATACGTCTTTCCAACTGAGGCTGGATTTTATAAAGAAGGCGTAGCATGTATCGACTTGAATTCACTCTATCCAAATACTATCATTTCTATTAACTGTTCACCTGAAACAAAGGTTGGTCAACTTATCAATAACGAAGATGATACATACACTATAAGAGGTAATAATGGAAAATCTAAAGATATTACATCTGACGAACTTACAAAAATCTTAAATGATAAATGTATCCTATCTAAAAATAATACACTCTTCTTAAAACATGATCAACGAAATGGCATTATTCCGCAATGGTCAGAATATTTTTATAATTACAGAAAAAATACTAAAAAGACAGAATATAAATATGTTAAGGAATTGTCTAAATTAGAAAAAGATGATCCATTATATGATGAAGTAAATAGCAAGGTTAAATTATATCATTCTATACAAATTTCAATTAAAGATGCTATTAATTCTGTATATGGCATACTTGGAACTAGATTCAGCCCAATTTATGATGTTGATCTAGCACAATCAATTACGTTGAATGGACAATTTGTTAACAAATCTGTTGCTACATTTGTAGAAGAAGAATTCAAAAAACGGTATGATATTGAGTATGATTTTAGACCCTCAATTGCGGGCGATACCGATTCAAATTTTTTAAATATCAAGCCTCTTACTGAAAAATATGCTAAAAAGTTTGACATAAAACCAATGTTATCAAAGTTCACTAGAACTCAATTTAAAGAACTATCAAAAGAATTGGATGACTTTGTTGAAAATGATATTAATGATTATGTTGAAAATCTTATCAATACTGAATGTTATACTACAAAGGGTAATCATGTAGTTTATGGCCGAGAATACATTGCATCAGAAGGCATGTTCTTCAAAAAGAAACATTATTTAGTTCATATTATTGATGACGAAGGGACAAAAACTGATAAATTCAAATATTCAGGTATTGCTGTAAAGAAGACTCAACTTCCAGCTGAAATGAAACCATTATTGAAGCATATCTATGAAAGTACATGTAATGAACATTGGACATATGTAGAATATCAAAACTATTTAAATGAAGTATTCAATAAATTTAAAGACTATGATTTTGAGAATATTTCAATGAATCAAAAATATAGTACGGCAAAAGAATCAATTGGATATTTACAGAGTGAAAAGGGGACACAAGCTGCAGTCCGCTCTTCACATTATTATAATCAATTATTAAAGGATTTCAAACTGTCTAATAAATATGATGAAATCAGATTAGATGACGTTATTAAATATGTATATGTATTCAAAAATAACCCATATCACATTGATGTTATTGGATATAAGGATATGTTACCACAAGAATTTAAAGATATATTCAAGATCAATTATGAATTAATGTTTCAAAAACTATTCATTGATCCATTAGACGGGTATATCAATGCAATGAATTTCAATAAATATCAACCTTCTAATCAAATGGAAGTAGATATATTCAGTCTATAATGTAAATAGATAGAAGACACATTTAAGGAGTTAATATGGCATTCTCATTTAGAAGAAATAAAGAAGAAGTAAAAAAAGTTAATCCAAATATGGAGGAATTTTCAAAGTTATCAGATGAAGATTCTTTAGATAATATTATAGATAAGCATTCAGTTATTGGTACAGATACCGAAGGTTATATGAATCAACCATTCGCATCATATCAAAATTTGTTATATATGCCTATCATAACAGATAAAGCCGAGAGAATAAAACAATATAGAAATATCTCAAAATATCCAGAAGTAGATTGGTGTATTGAAGAAATCGCAGATGACTTTCCTCATCTAAATGAAAATAATGATATACTTAAATTGATAATCAATGAATCATCAAAAGTAAGTGAAAATGATAAACGTAAAAATGTACTTAATGATGAATTTGAACATTTTATAAACTTATTCAATTTTGATAAGGATTTATTTACACTTGTTAAAAACTTTGTAACTGAGGGTGAAATCGCATATGAAAATGTTATAGATCCTAAAAATCCAGATAAAGGTATCATTGCATTAAAATATTTACCAACTGAATATTACGAAACACTCATTGATACAAAAAATAATAAACCAGTTGGTATTTATTTTGATTTAGCATCATTAGAAATTGATCATAACATGCTAGTATCCGGTTCATATAATAGTTCTCAGAAATACTTTTCAGCTATTAATAGTGGAACTTCTTATACAAAAAATGATAAAATGATTCCATTACTTTGGTCACAGCTTACATATATTGCTTCAAATAATACGAATGCATCTAATACTATACATTATCCGATTATTGAAAAATGTAAAAATGTCTATCATCAATTATCACTGATGCACGATGCTGCTATCATCCTAAGAGTAACACGAGCACCAGAACGTCTTCTTTTCAATATATCTACTGGATCAATGGCTGATAAAGTTTCTAAGAATTACGTTAAACGTTTTGTAGAAGATTTCAAATCTAAAAAGACTGTTGATTCGAATGGTGACATCGGTAAAGCGTATAATCCTAGAACAATGTTAGAATCTTATTTCTTCTGGAAATCTGAAGAGTCAAATGGAACTGAAATATCCTCAGTAGGTGGAACCGCCACATATGATCAGATAGATGACATTGAATACTTCTTAATTCGTCTTTTCAAAATGTTTAAAGTGCCATTCACTCGTTTCAAACAACCTGAAAATACAATGGAACGCGATGAATCGATTACATATGAAGAATATTCATTCTTTAAACAAATCATAAGGATTCAAAATACATTTGCATTTGCATTAAAAGAATCATTTATTACACATCTTAAATTACGCAAGTTATGGGATAAGTATGATTTGAAATATCGTGATATTGAAGTTAAATTCACACCACCTGCATTATATGAAATGTATCAATCATCTAAACTTCTTCAAATCAAATCTGAATCATATGATCTATTAGCAGATAAAGAAGAATTCTCTAAACGCATCGCAATGAAGAAAGTATTTGGAATGGACGATGCCGAGATTGACGAAAACTTCAAAGAGGTTGAAAAGGAAATGCTTCAACAGTCTGTTATTGAATATTATCAAGGGAAAATTACAGATCTGGGACCGGAAGAACCCAGTCCTTCAATAAAATGGGCCAAAGATCCAGATGAAGAATAATTGAAGTTGATATAATTTAAACCTAACCAGGAGAGCTTTATTGCTCTCCTTTTTTATTATATGATAAATAGATATAATGAAACAGTTTCTCACAAAAAAGGATATAAACATGAATCAAGATCTATTTAAGCTAATCGTTGAAAACGACATGCATGATATTGAAGTTATTACAGAAAATGTTGATAATGGTGGCAAAGTCATTAAATTAAAGGGTCCATATATTATTGCAGATAAGCTTAATGGTAATAAACGAAAATATGAATATGAATCACTTAAGCCAGAAGTTGATAGGTTTATTAATGAGGTCGTTAACAAGAATAGAGCATTAGGCGAATTAGAACACCCAGATTATGCTCATATTAATCCTGAAAGATCAGCCATTCGTATCACATCTCTTAAAGAAGACAATAAAATATGGATAGGTGAATCAATAGTTTTGGCATCTGATCCATCTAAAGGTATCAGAGGCACACCACAAGGTGATATCTTAGCATCATTAATTCAATATAATACTTCATTAGGATTTTCAACACGAGGCGTCGGTAAAGTAAATGAAGGCGTGGTTAGAAATTATAAGCTATGTACCATCGATTGTGTTGCCAATCCATCTATAGGTGAATATGTTGAGGGTATATTAGAGTCAAAAGATTTTATAATAAATGAGCATGGTGATATCCATGAAGTTAAATATAACATACTAGAAAATGGCTTAAAAAATCTCTCACATGATAAAAATGAAAAAATGTATTCACTTTTACAACAGTTTTTCGCGACATTATAATAAATAATATATATGAATATAAATCTATCGGAGATAACAACATATGAAGCAAACTGAAACATTCTTAAATGCGCTAAAAGAAGGCGATTATGATAAAGCAAAAACTGAGATTTCCTCAGCTCTTGAAGATTTAACAAAAACATATATAAATAATATTATTACAAAGGAGAGTGAATAAATGAAAACAGCATTCGAAAAATTAATTGAGTCTTTCAAAAGTGACGGACTAGAACTTACTGAAGCTCAGAAAACTGGATTAAATTCATTTGCTGATGAGTTTAACACTAAAATAGATGAAGCTCGCTCTGAAGGTAAAGCTACCGCTAAAGATATTTCTATTAAGTTAACTGAAGTGGCTCTTAAAGAATATGATGTTGAAGTTAAGGAAGCAACTGAAAAATTGATTGAAGCGATTGATAAAAATTATGCGCAGAAAGTTCAACTTAAAGTTGATGAATCTGTTAAAGATGAAAGTGCTACATTAGTTGAAAAGATCGACGATTACCTTGGTCTCTATATTAAAGAACTTATTCCTGAATCATTAGTTGTTGATTATGATAAAATGCAGCGCCAAGTTAAAGCAGTAGAAACTATTAAAGAAGCATTACTTATTACCGATGATGTTGTTCAAGCTAAAGCTAAAGAAGTTTCTGAAGCAATTGGTTCTGAACTTACTGAATCTAAAGAAAAGCTTAATGCTGAACTTGAAAAGAATATGAAGCTTAATAAAGTTATTCAAATTAAAATGGCTGATGAACTTCTAGAAAGTAAAATAGAAGACCTTCCAGAATTTGAAGCTACTAAAATGCGTAAATATTTTGAATCATCATCTTCAGAAGATATTGAAGACCAATTTGACACTGTTTATGAATCAATCAAAGCTTCATTAAATACCGACGATGATGATCTTAATGAATCGAAAATTAAAGAGATTATTTCTGAAGAAGATATCGTTGATGAGTCTAAAAATGAGTCCATCGAAGACCGCCTAGATGAAGTAAATCCACTAATGGAATCATGGATTAAACGTCTTAATTCGCTACCGGCTTAAACAATTTGCTGGAAACAGCATAAACAAAAATAATAATAACAATAAAAAAGGAGAAAATTATGTTTGGTTTAGTTGACAAAAAATACCAATCAACCGTTCTCAATAAATGGGATGGCATTCTTGAAGCCGGCGCGTCTATTGGAAACGAAAGTACTAAGCTTTCTACAGCTATGGTACTCGAAACAACTCAGCGCGACTTCATTCGCAAAGGGTTACTTACTGAAACAGGAATGAGCGTTGGTGATACCAATGTTGGTGGCGGTGACACTTCTGGCATGCTCGCTACTGGCCAAATGAACTGGCCGTCGATCGTTATCCCAATGGTCCGTCGTATCTTCCCTACACTTACAGCCCACGAACTTGTTGGCGTTCAGCCAATGAATGGTCCTATCGGATTTGCTTTTGCATTCCGTGCGAAATATGGTGGTAACGGTAATCTAGGTGTTGGTAATCTTGCTGACTCTGGTGAAATCGGCCATAATACAATGAATACTGCTTATACAGGTACTTCTGGAAACATTGGTGCTACGGTTACTTCTGGTGACTATTGGGCTGCTTATTCTGGTGATTCTGGAGCGGGTGGTGGACAAGCTACCGCTACAGGTGAATACGCAACAGTTGATGGAACTTACCCTTCTGCTACTTTTGACTTCATCAAAAAAGGTGTTGAAGCCAAGACTCGTAAGCTCGCTGCTCACTGGTCTCCAGAACTTGCTGAAGATATGCAAGCTATGCACGGTGTAGATGTTGAATCCGAAATGATCAATATTCTTACATACGAAATTGGTGCTGAAATTGATCGTCAGTTAATCTCTGAACAGGTTAAAGCCGCTATCGCCGGCGGAAACACTTCCACATGGACCCCAGTTTCCGCTGATGGTCGTAACCAGCTTGAACGTATCGCTACTCTTCTTACTGAAGTTGTAGACCGTTCTAACACAATTGCTACTAACACACGTCGTGGTGCTGGTAACTTTGTTGTTGCATCGCCTAAGGTTACTACTGTTCTTCAGCGCCTAGGTTCTAACGCGTTTGTAAGAGCTGATAATGCTGCAATGCCATCTGTTCCGGCTAACGGAATCGGTGCTCTTGTTAAAGTTGGTCTAATCAACGACGGTTCACAACTTCTTGTTCGTGATACTTACGCTGGCGCATCTGGAAACTACGCGCTTGTTGGTTACAAGGGTCAACACCCTGGTGACAGCGGTATCATCTACTGTCCGTACATCCCAATTCAGTTGCAGCACGCCATCAAAGATGGAACGCTAACACCAGAAGTGGGAGCAAGATCCCGATATGGAGTTATGAACTCTGTATGGGAAGCTGCTAACTATTATCAATTCATTAAGATTGATGATATGACAGCAACCTCACTTGGTGCCGATGGCAGCCGAATTTTCATGTCATAATTTTAAGACATTAAGATTCAACAATTTAGACCTCTTCGGAGGTCTAAATTTTTGAACATTTACAGTTGGTGCTGGTATAATAACATAAGGAGTAAATTATGAAAATAGTAAAAGAAATAGAGTGTCCATTTTGTGATAAGATATATCATACTAAAATGACATTCAATAAACATCTTCAAAATAAGCATGGTTATTGTCTAAATGATGCTTCACAGTATATCAAAGATATGAATATTATAACAGAAGTCGAAAAGGCAAAATTCGAAAAGTCACAGAAAACCAATATAGAACGATATGGCGCACCGAACCCATTTCAAGTAGAAATGTTCAAAGAACAAATGAGAGAGACATGGATAGAAAATTATGGAGTTGATAATCCTGGAAAATCTGAAGAAGTTAAAAATCATATGAGAATAACATGTTTAGAACGATATGGTGTTGAATATGTACAAGCATCTGAAGAATTAAAAACCAAATTACAAGATTATTATAATGATAAATATGGAGGTCCATCGCCATTCTGTGATCCTAATGTTATTAAAAAATGTCAAGCAACTCAACGTGCCAATTATGGCGGCAAATTATATTGTCAATCTGATCATGCTCAAAATGGCTACAAATGGTACGATTACACACTTCCATCAGGTAAAATGATTAGAATTCAAGGTTACGAGAATAAGGCGATCGATATATTGTTAGAGAAGTATGACGAGTCTGATATTGTTGTTAATAATTGCATCAAAGATCACATAGGTGAAATATGGTATACATCACTAGACGGAAAAGATCATCGTTACATACCAGACATCTACATCATATCTGAGAACTTACTCATTGAAGTCAAAAGTGGTTACACGATGAAAGCAGATAAAGTGAAGAACGCTCTAAAGAAAAAATCTGCATCTGAGAAATGCAACTTTAACTTTATGGTCTTTGAATCTAGAGAAGCTGACGACTACGCATTAATTTAATCGACATCAATAATCTTATTATTTCGACCAGCATCTCTCATAGCGCTTATAACACGCTCTTGAGTATATTCAATAAGGTCCACATCATCAGCTACTTTATCCTCAAGCTGTCTAACCTTATCAACATCACATTTAAGCTTATGATCAAGAATCTCCAATCTGTTCTTATGCTTAATCATTTCCATTTGAATTTGATTGAAGAATTGAATTTGTGATTTATACATATCGACATAATCACTTACTGCAATTCTAGCGGCTTCAATCATCTTAGCGCCAGCCGATATAACCTCAGGATCTAATAGATCACTAGTCACAACATATTCATAAACTTTCTGGATGATGCCTTTACTCACATCAATTAAACTTGAGACTTCACTCAATGCACTTTCCATTGTGTGAACATTAAATTCACCTGAATTATTTGCCGCTAGATGATTCTGTTGTTCAACAATTTCCATTTGTGATTTGACATGCTCATCAATTTCTATGAGTGTCTGATTAAATGACTCATCATTCTTTTCGACTGAAAGATTATTTAGCACATCTTCAATTGATTGAATACCTAACACTTCATTTAATTTAACAGTATTTGATTTTTTGATTACTTGATTTTCCATTATATTTTTATCGTCCTATTAGGTTTACCAAATTTATACATCAATGTAACAATTCCATTATAACAATTTTTACATATATGAACGTTTGATGAATTTAATTTCTTGATAATTGTTTTATTGATCAATTCATGTTGATTTATAAAATTCATATAAGCCATTTCATTATTCCCAAATTCATCATCTTCTAGAAAATTATTAAAATTGCTATATATATCCAATGAATCTTTCAATATAGCATCATCACTTTTCCCGGCATGAACTTTCATAGAAAAACTCAATGATATATCTTCGCCCTTCCAATTTTTTACCTTAATTTTTGTTAAATTATCATTAACAAAATCCTTATTAGATAGTTCAACGCCTTCAATTTTACCACAGATGTCACATTGTTTAGTTTCTTTTATCATTTAATAGCTTTCAAGTAAATAGTAATAGTTAATAATATATTTTACATCCACTTTAGGTTATTTATCAAAATTTGAGAGTTTATATGCCAACACCATTATTAAAGAAAATTGCAAGTGATTCAAATATCTCATTAGCAAAGGTTGAGAAGACATGGGATGAAGCAAAAAAGATAGTTGTAGATGGATATGATTATTCTATTACAGATGATCGTTATTGGGCACTAGTCACCTCAATTACTAAAAAAATGTTAAAGATTGATGAAGCTATCCCGGTTGCTCTAGAGGCTCAAGTATCATTCGCCTATATACTCCACCAATTAATAGAAGAAAACGTCCTAGAAGAAGGCCTGATGATCTCTGAAGCATCAAGTGGATTAACATATTATGAGATGCGTTCATTCTTGGCATTATTACTTAAAAACACACGTCAAAATGATACAAAGAATGTATTAGATGATCTTCTTAAAACATTGGGTAAATTGGAAATGATGAATAAACCTGTTCCAGTGATACGTAAGATTAAATCAGTGTCACCATCAATCTTTTAATCGTCTCTTGTAAATCCATTTGGATCCATTATTTCACGTAAATTTGAAGCAATTGAACTATTTGAATTAATAACACCACTTGATTCAGCATGCACGTAATAATTTGAACATATTTTTCTTCGAATGTTAATATGTTTATAGTGTTTTTTACATGTTTGATAGTATGCATTAAACGCAATTTGAGTAAAGTATGCGAATGGATTAGTAAATTTCATGTTATATTTATCAACTCCAATTATCATTTTTTCAAGTGCGGCCGATTGGAGATCTTCTTTGATGTATTGATTATAGTTACGAAAATATGAATGACCACATAATCTAGTTGTAATATCTAAAAACATCTGACCGAGTTCTTCAGATATAATGTCATTATCTTTATATGACTTAATCTCATTCAACATGAGCGAATTCTTACAATATCTTTTCTTTTTTGTATTCTTAACTTCAGCCATAATTTAACGCCTTTTGATATATAATTGATTGATGTGTCTTCTAATGTATGTATATTTTTTGATTATCTTTTTACCAAATGAAATCTGAATATGTTTCTTTTTATCTATGTTTAATTTATATTTAAATGTAATGAATACACACACCCTAAAACAAAGCCAAAAAAAGATGAGCAATGATATTGTAAATGTGTTCATATAATTAAGACTCCTATTATAAATAGATAATATATTAGTATAATATACTAGGTATCAACTATTTATTAAATATAGAGGAATACAATTATGGACAAAATTAGAGAAACTTATAATGAGATGATTACTGAATCTAAAACTGGTAAAATGTTAGCGGCCCATATCAAAACCAAAATTGAAAAGCAAGTCGACGACATGGTTGATACGGCAGGAGATTTAATCAGTAATGAGTTTGAAAAGGATTCAGCCGAATTTAAGAAGTTTGACGAGTTGACTAAAAGATTGTATGATACATTAGCCGAACTTAAACAATTATTTATTAAAGTATAATAGGAGCCATCATATGAAAAACGAACTAACACAAATCAGAGAAGCATATACTACATTCTCAGAAGAAAATCTCAACGAGAAAGACACTTATCAGTCTTTATATGATAATGCTAAAACTATTGTATATGCTCTAGAAGATGGAGAAAGTGGTGTAGGTCAACCTGGTGTTGAAAATGTTTATAAATTGGCCACTAAGCTTGTTGATGCACTTGACAAAGCAAAAGCCAAAATCGCTAAGCTTGAACTATAGAATTGAATGCTAAATATGATATCATTTAAAGACTATTTAATAACTGAAGAAATGATCTCGGAGGGTGGTTCGAGTGGACATATGAGTCACCTATATGACGAAATAGACATGACATTTGGCGAGCTTAAGCAACTTATCAAAGATGTCTTATCAGGCAAGATCGAACTACATGAAAAGACAGATGGTCAGCAATTGGGCGTCACCTTCAAAGACAATCAATTGATGGCCGCACGTAATAAGACGACGCTCAAAGATCCGATGTCTATTGAAGAAGTCGCTAAGAAATTTGCTGGCCGCGGAGCGATTAAAGATGCATTCGTCAATTCAATGCGTGATGTCCAGTCGGCTGTCATGTCACTCTCACAAAAAGATCGCGTAAAGATCTTCAATGATGGCCACAACTTTATGGCTTTCGAGATCATCTATCCACCAACTAAGAATGTTGTCAACTATGGTAACAAAGCACTTATCCAATTTCATGGTGTTAATTTATATGATGCCAATTGGAAGAAAACAGGTGAAGATAAGTCATTAGCCAAGAAGCTCTACTCGATGCTTAAAGCTAAAGGTGCGTTGAATCAAGAAGTATTTACGATTACTGGTCCTGCTGTCTTATCATTAGCTAAAGACTACTCAAAAGAGATTCCAATATATATCAAAGAGCTTTCAAAGATTCAAGGTTCTATTAAAGATGGCCAGACAATTGCTGATTGGATTAAAGATAAATGGATTGACATCTTGAGTAATGAACAGTTTAACGAAGAGACTGAAATGTTCAAGGATAACTTTATTCAACGTTGGGGATTTTATGATAAGTCTTATAAGAAGTGCGCGATGGTTAAAGACGTCTTAGTACAACTACCGGCCGATCAACATGACGACTTCAAAGTATGGTTCAATCAAATGGATGCAGAGAATGCTGACATAAACAAAAAGATATTGAGACCACTAGAACTCTTCACTATTAGATTAGGTGGTGAGTTGCTTAATAATGTTAAAGGATTGATCACTGCAAATCCTGATATGACTGTTAGTGATATGCGTAAAGATCTTGATGATGCTATTAAAACTATTAAGGCATCAGATATTGAAAGTGCTGCAAAGAAGCTTGAGCAGAATCTCTCGAAGATTGAAGCCGTAGGGTTTGACAAGATTGCTCCGGCTGAAGGGTTAGTCTTAATGTATAAAGGTAAGCCATTGAAACTTACTGGCATATATGGATCTGTAAATCAACTAATCGGCATGTTTAAATACGGAAGACTATAATGAAATCATTTAGAACTTACTTGGATCAAATGAATCAATTAGCTGAGAGCGTTGATGACTTAGATATGAAATTTTTATCAAACGCTGAAAAGGTTTCATCATTCAATCTGGTCGCTAAAGATTTTGAAACGCTTCAATATAAGAAAGAGCTTCAATTTCTATTTACTAAGCATTTCTTTCCTGATATGAATACAAATGATTTCCTTGATAAAATTGATCAGAATAAATTCAATAATGTCATTGCTAAATTAAAGGCACTTGATTTTAAGAACTTTGTCAAGCTTCATAAATATGGTCTCAAGGGTATTGGTCCAGGTGAAGTCTTAATGTTCTATGTATTGAATAATGGTCATTTAGGCGGTGGATCTTCTGCAGGTATTGACCTTATTGACAATAATGTTAAATATGAGATCAAAGCAGTCGAAGTAACATCAAAAGGTTATGCTAATCAATTTAAAGTCGGTGGAACATTTGATATAAGTGGTATTATGTTTAAAGCGATGGCACTTAAAAAGAAAGTTGGCGCTAAAGGTGAAGGTGTAAATACAACTACAATAAAAATGATTATTTCTGAATTTCCTAAAGAATGGGAATCAGTCGTCCAAGAGTTTAGAGACGTGACATATAAGAACTATTTCAGCAAACACCCAATTATCTTCATGCGTAATAGTACTAAAAAGATTGGTGAAATCGTAGCCATTAAGAATGTTAAGAAGAGTGACATTGAGCTCGATAGAATTACATCTGGAACAATTAAGCCAATGGTTAAACTATAACATGCAATCATTCAAACAATATATTAATGAAGCTGATGTTAAGACTATAGCAATCGTTCCGGGGTCTTTCCGGATTGCGACAGCCGGACACCTAGACATGGTGACCAAGTACTCGAAGATGGCGGATGAAGTCATTGTGATCATCTCAAACCCTAAGAGTGAAAAGTCTCAACGGAAGACGGCTTCTGGTAAAGTCATTTCTGCTAGTGATGCATTAAACATTTGGAATACCTACATCCAACGTTATGGTCTCTCTAATGTGAAAGTTGAGATATCACCATTGCCATCACCAGTTACTGCTGCATTTGAATATGTTGACAAGAAGCTTAATGATGTGAATGTTATCTTCGGGGCGTCAACAAAAGGTGGCGATCATAAGCGTTGGTCGACTGCTCAAAAGTATTTTGCTGATCACTCAGTCAATGTGTTAGATCCAACAGAGACAGCTGTGAAGCCATTAAGTGGACCTAATGGAGCAATTAGTGCTACTGACGTTAGAGCGAATGCAGATGACTTTGCGAAACTAAAAGAGTTGTTACCTAAGAAGCTTAAAGACGCTGACATCAAAAAAATTCAGGAGATATTGATATGAAGACGATAATAGAAATTTATCAGAATATAATCGAAAAGGAAAGTTACCAAGGAATTAAAGAGAAGCGCCCGATCAAAGTTGAAATCGAAAAGATGTCAAAAGGTCGCCTACGTATTAAAGTTCCACCAATGACAATGAGATATGAAACATGGCAATCATTAGATCATAAACATTTACATCCCTTTAAAAATGATGATTATTCAACTGATCGTATTGGTGTAGATTATACATCATATGATTATGAAGATGGCTCAGCTGAATTTGTAGCACGATCTAAAGAAGATCTGAAGAAATGGTTAAATTATCCAGAATATAAAGGCATTGTAAAGATATGAAGACAATTACAGAACTATATGAGTCTATCATCAATGAAGCCTCAGCTGATGACTTCCCATTCACTAAGAAAGAGATGATTGATCTTGGTGCTAAGCATAACATGAAGTTGCGCAAAGGGAATGACCCATTGATTGGCAAACGTGAAGTGAGCTACTTATACGTCACTGATGACAATATGAAGGTGTATGTATCATTTAACACGAATGAGTCTAAATATATTGTTGTATCAGTAAATAAAGATGATGATGTTGAGACAATTGATGTAGATTATAAAGGCGGCAAGATTTCAATCAAAGATTTAGAGAAAGCAATTAAGGAGCTAATATGAAAAAAGTTACAGAAATTTATGAAGCAGTGATGACAGAAGC